CTCGCGGCCAGGGCGTGAACGACACGATCGAGGATGTCAGCACCTACCAGTTGCTGCGTCAGGAGGTCGCGGCGTTGCACGTAAATTTTACGCTCGCCGCCACCGTCTTGATCTTGATAGCACGGGCCACGAGCCTCCCCGCCATATCACTGACGCCCTCCGAGGATACCGGAACGTCCCCGGCTCCGTCGGCGCAGTGATTTCGGCCGGACTCGCGACCTTGCACGAACTCAAGACCATCTACGGCCTGGAGGACCTCTACGACATCCTTGAGGTGGTTCTCGTCGATGCCTATAACCGCGCTGTAGCTCGGCGTCCGGAATAGCACCGTGACGACCATCATCGATCACCTAGTCCTGGAGCTCGGCTTTGACACCTCGAAGCTGCCGGCGGACCAGCAGAAGGCGGTAGACAGCCTACGTGGGCTTGAGGAGCGCGCCGACAAGACCGGCGCGCGCGTCGCGCAGACCGGAGCTTCTGTCTCTGGAGTGTTTCGTCAGCTAGAGCACCCCGTAGCTGCCCTACGGGGGCACCTTGAGCGCCTGGCCGACTATACGCACCGCCCGCAGGCGGCGCTACAGGCGGTTGGGGCGCAAGGCGAACGAACGGGCCACGCGGTGGAAGCCGGGGCGCTGCGGGGCGCGGCAGGGCTTCGCGCGCTGAGTGTAGCGGGCCTCGGAGCCTTTGCCGCGCTTAAAACGGTTCAGGATTACATGTCAAGCGCCGCCGAGCGCGCGCAGCACGTTTTCAACGTCGGCGTTGGCGCGAAGTCTGCCGGTACGCCAATCGGCGATTTCAGCGCAATAACACAAGCCTTTCTGAAGCACGGGGCTGTACCGGAGACCACCACTGGAAGCTGGCTCAGTACGTGGACCCAGGCTCAACAAGACCTGTTCGTAAACAAAGACCCTGCCGGGGTTCAGGCGTTAAACGAAGCTCTCCAACGTGCCGGGATATACGACGTAAATCCATTTAGCGACACGTCACAGCAAGCCATCGAAAAGATATCGGCAGATTTGCATAAGATGAGTCCGGAGGCGGCGACGGCGGCTGGGCGCGCTCTCGGTATGCCTGAAGTTTTAGCGCAAGCGGCTCAAAAGAATGGTACTGACCTCCCTGGGTACATCGCCGACGCACGGCAGACCGCCTTAAATAACCCCGACCTAAAGGCCAGTACTGCTCGCCTCGATTCGAATAACAATATGTTGATTAACCTCAACCGTTTATTGACGACGATCGACACCGAACTTACACCAGCCATTGTCGGTTTAAACAATTGGCTTGCAGGTTCCTACAGTGATATCAACACGCTCATGGATCCAAATTCAACTCATCAGCAGAAAATGGATGTCTATGGCGAGATGCTCGGCTCAGCGGAGTGGGCTAAACGGATGCAAAATAATCCGGCATCTAATCGTAGCTGGAAGTCGTGGATACCGCTTGGGCCGGATTGGTGGCGAGAGCTGTTTCATCCTGGGTCGACGGGTAGCAAGTCGGCTCCAGGTGGTGCGCCCGGTGCCGTCGGTCCGCAAAGCGCACTAGGTGGAGAAACATCATCAGGTAACGGTGTTCCTGGCGCAGTTATGAATTATGGGGGTACGGGGGCAGTTGGTGCGCCCGGAACGAATCTAGTCAGGCTGACAGACCCGCAAGGACACACCTATACGGTAAACAAGGCTGCGTCGTCGAATTTTCAAGGGTTTTTGAAAGAATTGGAGGGCACCGGGTACACTGTCACTTCCCTTGGCGGTTACAACATGCGGGATAAAGCCGGTGGCGGCAGAGGCCTTAGTGAACATGCTTACGGTTTGGCCGTAGATATAAATCCAGGTGCAAATCCGTTTCGAGGAAACCATACTGATTTGCCGAAAAATATCCATGATATTGCTGCTAAATATGGCTTAGTGTGGGGAGGCGATTGGAATGACCCGAAGGACCCCATGCACTTCCAATGGGGAGGGCCTAACGCCGGGACCGAACTTGCACGTCACCGCGCGAACCAAGCGGTGGCCGGCACCACAAATAACAACAGCGTCGACAACGATCACCACAATACAAATGTGGGTGACATTCACGTACATGTGAAACCCGACGCCACTCCTTATATGATTGGCGGTGCGGTATCGGGCAGCATCCACGACAGCCTTAATGCCGCACAAGCCAATAACGGGCTTACGCCGTAATGCCGTGGTCTGTGGTCATTGACCATGCCGTAACCCGCCAGGCAGCGTAGTGCCGTGACGACCATTATAGATCGCCTAGTCCTGGAGCTTGGTTTCGATACCTCAAAGCTGCCGGCTGATCAGCAGAAGGCGGTATACAGTCTTAATACTCTCGAAGAGCGGGCAGGTAAGGTCGGAGGAACTGTCGCGGCAACGGGTCAGTCGGTTTCCGGGGTATTCCGCCAATTAGAACACCCGGTAGCGGCGCTTCGCTTACATCTTGAGCGCCTGGTCGACTACACGTACCGCCCGCAGGTGGCCTTACATGCAGGCGAACGAACGGGGAGCGAAGTAGATGCCAATGCCCTAACAGGCGTGGCAGGGCTTCGCGCGCTAAGCGTAGCGGGCCTCGGTGCGTTCGCCATGTTCAAGACCGTGAATTCATTCATGTCCGATGCCGCAGAGCGCACCCAACACGTTTTCAACGTCGGCGTTGGCACGAAATCTGCCGGGGCACCAATTGGCGACTTCAGCGCAATAACGCAAGCCTTTCTGAAGCATGGGAACGTACCGGAGGCTATCACTGGAAGCTGGCTCAGTATGTGGACTCAGGCCCAACAAGACCTGTTCGTAAACAAAAGTCCGGATGCAATTCAGGCATTAAACGAAGCTCTCCAACGTGCCGGGATATACGATGTCGACGTATTTGATGACAAACCCGAGCAAGCCATCGAAAAGATATCGGCAGACTTGCATAAGATGAGTCCGGAGGCGGCAACAGCAGCGGGACGCGCTCTCGGTATGGATCCGGTGCTCGCACAAGCGGCTCAAAATAACGGTGTCTCCCTTCCTGGGTACATCGCCGACGCACGGCAGACCGCCTTAAATAATTCAGATTTGAAGGCCAGTACTGCTCGTCTTGATTCGTACAATAACATGCTGACCAATCTCAATCGCCTATTGACGACGATCGACGACGAACTTACACCAGCCATCGTCGGTTTAAACAATTTCCTGGCTAAAATTTTCTATGACCCAGATCCAAAGAACCATACGTGGGAGATGGGGGATCCTCCCGAGCCAGGTAGCTTCTTTGATAAGGTCTCAAACTGGTGGAACGGTAAGGGTTGGAAGGCATCGCCGTCTGCTCCCGCTGAAGGTCTACAAAGCTCTTATCAAGTACCCGGCGCCTCCGGTGGGCCAGCTTCCTCCGACGACCCGCGTGGAATGATACCCGTTCTCCGTGCGGCAGCGATTGCTAACGGTCTCAACCCGGATGATGTAGTAGCACTTGCCCGGCAGGAGGGATTGGGTATCAAGGGTTATGGAAATCCAGACAGTGGCAGTATCTCTTACGGCGTCATGCAGATGCACGTTGGAGGATTAGCGGATGTTTATCAGAAGGCTACTGGAAGAAATCCGGCCGATCCGGCAAATGAAGTAGATATGATCCAGTGGGCTATTCACTACGGAGCGCAGCACGGTTTTCGTAAGGACTGGTCTAGTGTAAGGCACGGTCTTGCACCAGAGCCACGTCACCTCGCACCAACAGATACGTCGTCTGCGAATAGAGGACTTCCTGTTATGTCGCGGGGCTATGTCTTTGGGAAAGGCAAAGGTGGAGATGTTGACCCAGAGCACGGCCATTATTGGGTAGACCCGAAGCAAGCGGCAGCGAATACGATAATTGCTAAATGGAATGCACAGACTGCTGCTACCACCAACAGTAGCAAGAACAATCACCACAACACAGACATGGGTAACGTTCACGTGCATGTAAATACGGACGCCAACCCTTACCAGATCGGCGGGGCAATATCAGCTAGTCTTCACGATAGTCTTCGATCGCCGCAAGCCAGCAACGGACTTACCCCGTAGTGCCCGGAACCCAGTGGGGCATATTCGACCAGAGCGGGAACCCTATCCTCGAGGGCGACTCGGTCGACAGCTTCTCGTTCCAACGGGATGCTCGCGTGTCGACTGCGCCGCAGGAGCAGGGGGCGTTCGCGAGTTACAACAAGGTGGCTGAGCCTTACACCCCGCGCGTAGCCTACGCGGTGAACTCGGATAGGACGGGTTTCCTAGCCGCAGTGGATGCTGCGGTGCAGTCGCTCGATCTGTACGTCGTCACCTCGCCTGACGCCGTGTACCCGAACGCCAACCTTATACACTACGACTACACGCGCACAGTTCAGCAAGGCGTCACGCTCATCATCGTCAACGTGTGGTTGGAAGAAATCAGGCAGGGCAGCGGTCCGTTGCTCCAGAACACGCAGAGCCCTAATGGTGCCGCCCCGGCTGTCTCCGGGCAACAGCAGCCTGTAGGAACAGGTCCTGGCGGTAGTAACACGCTTCTTCAATCTAAGCTGTCCCCAATATCCGACACTTCTACAAATACAGGGTTGTCAACGCCAACGGTCGGACCGTTGAATTACGACACTACCAATTTGCCACAGGTGCCGAATACGTGGACGGGACTTGGTGGTACGGAACAAGCATCGGTCATCAACAATGGGACAGGATTAGGGGCGTCCTCCGCTCTCGTTTATCCCCCGGCAGCCGATGGTACGAGTGCTGTGACATACATCGGTGCCGGCACTGCCGTGTTTTAAGATGACAACATATTCCACTACTACTATAAAATTTGGCCCGGCTGGCGAGATTGTCGGAGGAGGAACACCGCCCCTGGTAGGTATTCCTGCCGTATTAGATTTTTCCAACGGCGTAGTTTCCGTAGAAGCGGCACAACTTGTGCCTCTTCAGCCTGTTCCGAGCCAAGTCGTGTCGGTGACGCTGAGCGGGCAGGCGTGCACGTTCCGCATCTACGGCAAGCAGATATTCGTTCCGTACCAGCCGCCCAACGCCATCATCACGCAGCCGCCGGCCTACGCGCTAGACCTTCCGGTGTTCGTCGAGGTCTACGTGAATGACGCGCTGCTGATCGGCAGCACGCTCTGCTCCAACGCAGTGACGGTCGTCCGCAACGGATACTGGAATTTCGTCGGCGATATCGCGTTCCTTGACACCCAAGGAAACGACGACCCACTCACCTCCGGGCTCGGTTCGCGCTGGGTGCTCGGATACTGGCCGGGGTTGACCACGTGATGGCCGGCTTCTTCGTCCAACGCATACTCCAATTCAACTTCTCGCTTGCCACCGGCACCCTTGCTAGTCCAGGGGCACCAGTGAACCTGTCGATTCAAGTTGCCTCCGCCATCTCTGGGGGTGCGGCAGCTTCGGTAGCCGCGCCGGCTCCGACGACCGGCGTCGGCAGCGATACTATGACCCTGGACGACGTACAGGTGACGGCGAAATCGCCGACCGTAACGCAGTCGACAGCACAAGCTCAGATCCAGCAGCCGGGCCAACCGCTTCGCGCCATAGTTCACATCGAATTTGCGACCATGCCGGCAACGGGTAGCGCCCAGATACGCATATGGGGTATGTCGCTTGACCATATGAATCAGTTGTCTAAGGCTGGTCTCGACTATCTGGGTAACAACAATACGGTAACGGTGCAGGCTGGCGACACGGTGAACGGCATGGTGACGGTGTTCGCCGGGGTCATCATCGAAGCCTACGCTGATATGAACGCGCAACCCGAGACCTCGTTCTATATCTTGGCAACACCGACCCATATTATGCAGCTTAAGCCGGTGCCACCGACGACGTTTACGGGTTCCGTGCCGGCAGCTACCGCACTCGGTCAGCTCGCCGGTCTCGCCGGTCTTACACTTGAGAATAACGGTGTACCTGGCGTTCTTCAGACGCCCTACTTTCCAGGAACCGCCTGGCAACAGATACGCAAGTGTGTTAAGGCGCTCAACTGTTTTGCGCATGTGGACAGTATCAATAAGGTTCTTGCCGTTTGGCCTCCAAACGGGAATCGCGCGGGACAGGCTGGTGTTATTAGCCTGGCGACGGGAATGGTCGGCTATCCGACCTTTTCGCGAGAGAAAATAATGGTGAAACAGATTTTTAACTCGACGATCACGTATCAAGTTGGGAAGCAAGTGACAATACAAAGTCAGCTACACTCCGCGACTGGCACCTTTCCTATTTATGACATAACTAAAGATCTCGCATGTAACATTCCGGATGGGCCGTGGTTCATAAATGTAACCGCCACTGCACCTGGAAAGCAGCAGTAACGTGTCTGGCGGAAACGACTATCTCGGGAACCGGACGGCCGGTTCCGACTCCACCTCTTGGAACACGCAAGCGTTCCTTATCCAGCAGGAGACGGAACAACTCCGTACCGCGACGCTCGGGAAGGTGATGACGGCGCCCTACTCGGTGGCCGCCGACGGGACGAAGACGCCGATCACGCCCGGATCGCCTGCCGCCATCGGATACGTGGATGTGCAGCCGCTCGTGAATCAGCAGGACGGCAACGGTAACGCGACGCCACACAAGACGGTCTACCAGCTCAGCTACTATCGCTACCAGGGAGGCAACGGTGCCTTTATTTCGGACCCCGTTATCAATGATGTCGGCAAGGTCGTCGTTGCGGACAGGGACACGTCCGCGGTTCGCGCCACGGGTGGACAGGTATCGAACCCAGGCTCCCGCCGCCAGTATGACCTCGCAGATGGATCCTTCTTCGGCTGTACTATCGCCGGAGCCCCCGTCCAGCACTTCGCCTGGACGGCGACGGGCTTCGTCATCAAAGATCGCAACAATAACACCATCACTGGCTCCGCCGCGGGTGTCACCATCACGGACAACTTCGGCAACGCGTTCGTCACGTCGTCGGCCGGTATCACAGTGAATGGCGTCCTGTTCGCCCGCGGTGGATCGAGCATGTACGACACACACACTCACGACGGCGTCACCGTGGGCGGCGACATCACCGGACCGCCGGTGAGTTAGGCAATGTCTGGAACCTCTCTTGCGCTCACTCCCCCGGACTCTGTAATAACGCAGCTTGGGCCGTCGTCTTCGTTCATCGGCAGTTTCGAGGTCAATAACGCTACGTTGTTCGTTGTACGCTCATTTATCGGCGTGATAATCTTAGGCTCGGCGCTTAACGATCCCCCGAGCGTAGCACCCGACGACAAGCACATAACAACGTCGATCAATATAGTAGGCCAGATATCCGGGAACCCCGGAGGAGCCGGGGACTACACATTGGGGATTGCCGGATACGTCGAGAGCGCGTTTGACATACCGCTGGTGACAATTCCGCCCCCAGTTCTCTCCTCTGGTTGGGATGTTTATGCTGATACATCGGGGAATATCGCCACAGTGACGAGCTTAGCCGCGCAACTTCAGGACGTAGCGTGCGCATGCCGGCTATTCCTTGGAGAATTATGGTATGATACGACGCAAGGTCTTCCGTATCTGGGACAAATCCTAGGTCGAGCCAGCGTGGCGACGCCGCCGCTGTCGTTCATCTCGGCGCAGATCATCAAGGCGGGACTGACCGTTCCCGGCGTGACTAGAATCGTGCCGGTCCTGTCGCTCCTATCGCCTCCCAGCCGTGAGCTTACGGGCACCGTTGGCGTCGTCAACCAGCAAGGGCAGACGGGTACGCTTCAGGTGGGTGGTGGCAATAACCTGCCTTGGTACGTCTCGTCTGTTTCACCACAAACGCCTAACTAATCGGATCATCTGTCAGTGGCGTCCACAAATGTTCCGCAGATAATTTTTGGCGTTAACGGAATCGTCATCCCTGACGAGAGCGCCATCCTAGCGGGCGTCCAAACTGATATAAACCAGGCATTCGGTGGCACGCTTACCTTTGCCACAAGCACAGGCAGCCCGACCAACCCAACGCCGCAGGGGCAGATCGCCGCGAGCGAGACGGCGATCATCGGCGACAGCTATGCGGTGTTCGCGTGGTGCGTCAGCATGGTCGATCCAGCTACGTCTCAGGGACGGATGCAGGACGGCATCGGACGTATCTACTACCTGTCGCGGGTAGCTGGCGCCCCGACGGTACAAGCTGTCTCGTGTATGGGGTTGCCAAACGTCGTGATCCCGCTTGGCGCGCTTATCACCGACGAGAACAACCTCCAGTGGATATGCACGGAGGCGGGTTCTATAGGCGCTGGCGGCACCGTAGTCCTCAACTTCTCGTGCTCGGCAGACGGCCCTACACCTGGCCCGGAGAGCCTGTCGATATACCAGGCCATCACGGGGTGGGACGCGGTGTCGCCGTCCGGGGATGCGGTCGAGGGAAACCTTGTAGAGACGGCGCAGCAGTTCGAGGCGCGACGCAGCCAATCAACGGCTCTTAATTCGTCGGGGCAACTCCCCGCGATTCTAGGCGCGGTTCTCTCGGTTCCAGGCGTACTCGATGTCTTTGTGACTGAGAACGTCGAGGGCACGACGGAGACGATCGGCGGTGTAACGCTTGCCGCGAATTCCGTCTATGTATGCGTACTCGGCGGCGTATCCTTGGCGGTGGCAATGGCCATCTGGACGCGCAAGGCTCCAGGCTGCAGCTACACCGGCAACACGACGGTGGACGTGCAGGACACGAGTGCCCAGTACGCGCCGAACTACCCGGTCTATCCGGTCACGTTCGAGACACCCACCGTCGTCGCGTTTGCCGTACTCGTTGTCATCACGAACAGCCCGAACGTGCCCTCAAACGCGCTTCAACTTGTGCAGGCGGCGATCGTCTCCGGTTTCGCGGGCACGGATGGCGGCACTCGCGCAAAGATCGGCTCCAACGTCTTAGCGAGCCGCTACTACGCGGACATCATCACCTTGGGCACGTGGGCTCAGCAGATGGTGAGCCTCCATCTTGGCATGTCCGGCGCTGCGGCGTCATTCACGGCGTCCATCGCCGCTACCGTGATGACGGTTACGGCGGTCGCGTCAGGCACGCTGGCGGTCGGACAACTCATACAAGATACGGCCGGCTTGATTACGGCGGGCACTACGATCACGGCGCTGGGTTCGGGTTCCGGCGGGACCGGGACATACACGGTGAGCGCGTCGCAGGCCGTCACCGCTGAGGCGATGAACGCTACGACGTTGAGCAACTCGGTACAGATGAACATCAACCAGGCCCCGTCGTGCTCCGCCGCGAACGTCGGCTTGCAGCTAGTGTAGGGCGTGTTTTGCGCGATTTCGACCGTACGATAATCTCAGAATTTTCGAGCAGCCCGACGCTGTGTGCGCTGATAACCTCGATCAATGAGTGGATTGACCCAGACGCGAACTTCGAGGCGTTCTACACCAACATATGGAACATCGACAGCGCGTCTGGTTTCGGCTTGGATATTTGGGGTCGCATAGTCGGAATAAACCGCATCGTGACATTAGCCGGCCCGATCCCACCTTACTTCGGGTGGGAGGAGGCGCGGCCGTCTACGACAGGATTCAATCAGGCCCCGTTCTATAGTGGCCCCGCAGTCACCCAAAATTTCACACTCACAGACGAGGCGTACCGCAATGCCATTCTTGTTAAGGCGGCGCAGAACATCACGAACTGCTCAATACCGGCTATCAATCAAATCTTGTTAAATCTGTTTCCTGGCCGGGGTTCTTGCTACGTCCTCGACGGATTGAACATGACCTTGACCTACGTGTTCAACTTCGCGCTCGTGCCTTTTGAGGTTGCTCTCGTCACGACCTCCGGTGTGCTCCCCAAGCCTACCGGCGTTAAAGCACTTTACATCTATCCGGGATCGTAAAGTTCATGTTAGAATCAGAAGCACCAACTAAATTCTCATGGGTTTGGGCGTATGACGCCACAAATCCAACATACGTGCGCGCGGTTCCTCAGACTCCTACGTCGCAGAACGCTGCTGCTTCGTTCCAACTAGGTTTTCCGCCTAACACATTTTTGCCTGATACCTCTGGCGGTGCCGGTCCGTGGGGACAGGATGCTAATGGTATTCTCCAACAGTTGACGGCTGGCGTGCAGTGGCTTCAAGCCGGTGGCGTCGAGCCGTTCGATGCGACCTTTGCCGCGAACACCGCAGGATATCCGAAATACGCGATGGTCAGGTCCGTCACCTTTCCTGGCGCGTGGATATCAACTATCGACAACAACTCGAATAACCCAGACACAGGTGGTGCGGATTGGACGCCTGTCGTTCTGTTGAACCCAAGCCTACGCGCAGGGGCGTCGGTATTCACGGTCTATACGTACTCGGGCAATAACCCGAACGGTTTCGTCGCCGGAACCGCCTCCTCAGGGAGTGTGTGTCCGGACATGTGCTGGACACAGGGCGGTGATCAAGGCTTGTGGGTGTGCGTCAGTTCGGGTCCGGCCTCTGGTGCCGGACAGGCCGTGTGGGTGCAGATTTGGAACGGCGCAGGAGCCGGACCGTCGCTCCCGCTGGTGGCGAACGGACAGTGTCGTCTCGTATACACAAACGGCACGACCGTAACTCTATTGCCGTTCGGCGGTGGCGGCCTTATCATCAACGACGTTCTTCAGGTCATTCCGTCGCCCGCCCCAACGATCGCCGCGAGCACGTGCTCCGCCGGCCCGAACTACATCTATTCCGCCATCTCTGGCGGGGGTTCGATGACGCTGGAGGCTTCGACTACTGGGTACACGATGAACTCCTCCGGTCTCGCAAACAAGATCGGGGACGCGACCCGTTCTCTTGTCGGCTGGGCGTACGTCGCGGGGGGCGTGTTCGTCCAGTCCCTCGTGGCTTCCTGGTACAATAGACGCGCCATCCCTATCCAGGGCGACCCGAATTTTAGCGCTGTCGCCGACGACCCCGTTCTCGTCGATCTGGGTCCGGGGGCACACCTTTCGGTATTTGTTTGGGGTGACGAGGGGCTGCAGGCCAGCGCCCAGGTGTTGTTCGTCACCCTCGGAGAAGGTGCCAGCTCGTACTCGACGGGAATAGGTCTGGATGGCGCGCTTGTCAATCAAAATTCTGGTCTGAACGGCTCCGGATACAACCTGTACTGCGCACTTCCGGGTGCTCTTGGTGAGGGGCTCCACACGTTATCCTGCTGGGGCTCTTCCGATCCATCGGCCGGAGAAACCGTTATTGCCATGATGCTCACGGCGACGACGAGAGGATGACAATACGGTGATCATCAGGAACCTCCTTCGCGTCTTGCTGCTTGCCGTCTCTACGTTCGGCCTCCCGGTCGTGGCGTTGGCACAGTGTACCCCGAACTCCAATCCTGCGTTCACAGGCAGCGGGACCGTGTTCGGGCGCACTAGTACGCAGTGGAACCAGTACCTCGGTGCCAAGGTCAGTATAGATAATGGTTTCGCCTGCAATCTGACGATCGGGGGCGCCTTAACCTTGCAAGGCGGCACCTTGACGTTGGGCGGCAGCCTAAACATGGGCACTAATGACATTACGGGTACGGGGAGCATATTGTCGACCTCCCTTATCCTTGGTGTTCAGCAGCTTACCCAGGGGTCATTTACACTGGCGAATACCGCTGCCGGCGCGTACTCGACGACCCTTCAGTCCTCGAATAGCGCGACGGCGGCCTATACGTTGACGTTTCCCCCGGCGCCGCCGGTCGGTAACGGCTACGCGCTCACTGCGGCGACCGACGGAACGCTAAGCTGGTCCTCATCCTTGCCTGACCTGGATCTTGGCGGGTTGCTGACGACGGGCGGTGCCCTGACCTTCGTTAACATGACGACCGCGAATCAGTTGCTCTACACGTCGTCCGCCGGCAACGTCGGGATGCTTGCCGTCGGCTCCGGGCTCGTGCTCGGTGGTTCCGGCACCAATACTCCGTTGGTCGCGGCGAACAACCTGAATGATGTGCTGAGTGCGGCGACGGCACGCACCAATCTCGCAATCACGCCTCACGTCGCGACCGACGCGGCGTTGACCGCCTCAACCATAGCCGCGTTCCCGAACGGCGTCCTGCGCGATGGTTTCACCACGGCCGGCGACGCGCCGCAGTTGCCGTTCTTGCCGGAGAGTGGAGCATGCTCGGCGAACAGTCGTGTGAACGATGGCGGCTCGTGCCGCAACGAGGCGAGTGGGAACAGCTTCTATGCGGTGTTCCCGGCGTCGGGCGCTCCGATATCCGAATGGGGCGGCGACAAAAGCGGCGTAGCTTCGGCGCTAACCGCCGCTCAAGCCGCAGTCACCGCGATGGCGGGGAGTTCGATCCCGGTCCTCGTTGACGGAATATACAAGATTCCGTCGCCCGGCCTCGTCGTGCCCGCGAACACGGTACTTCAATTCGCCGCGACGCCGCCCCAGGCTAATCTCGCGCCATACAGTGGCCCCTACTTCTTGTGCGATAACCAGACCGCTTATACCTGCATCACGCTCTCGGGAACGCCAAAGGGGAGCAGCAACACCAACGGGACGCAACAGGCCAACGGGCCTACGATCGTCGGGACGCCGGGTAGCGTGCCGGTCAGTGGGTCAAAGGGGATTGTCGTCAGTCAGGGTATCGGCGCGACCCTGCTGAACCCGAATGTACGGAACTTCGACACCTGCTATGAGTTCGATGCGTCGAATTACACGGGATACAACGCGACCATCATCAACCCGCAGATGAACCTGTGCGCGACGCATCATTGGGTGTTCAACGGCTGGGCCGTCGCTTATATCTTCGGTGGTGTTACTGACGACACCGGCGCGTATAGCGGCTCGCAAGATTTTGTTCTCTATGAAAACACCGGATGCACGACTAGTGGATGCGGCCCCAACACGATTATCTTCAATGGTCATGTGTTTCTCTCGTCCAGTGCGGTCCCGCCCGCATGCGCTTTCCGATGGGCCAACTGGAACGGCGACGGATTGACTGATGAGTTTGGCTTCCTGGGCCAGACTAGGGTGGAAGAAAATAACGCTACCACTGGTCCATTCTTCTGTACCGACAGTTCAATCACGTTGCTCTCCAATCTCGTAGTGGACAACACCACTATCTCGAATGATAATGCGGCTGGAGCGACGCAACAGATATTCAATCTCAACGGCGCGACCAAGACGCTCGGTTGGGATATTCACAACAGCTTCTTAAAGGGCGATATTACGCTCGCTCCGACCGGTACGGGCGGGCTGATCGACGACGATTTCGGTTCTTTGAGAGGCATCAACGCCGTATCGCTAACCGCGCCCTCCGGGGACACGCAAGCTCGGTTAGTATTTAACAACACTACGCTCAGCGGAGCCTTGACGATTGCCGGCCCGTGGCAGCGGTTGGTCATGCTCGGCGACGGTGTGCCAAGTAATGTTATTGATAGTGCGACTGGAACCGTCCAGTTCAATGAGGAACCACAGTCATGGACTCCCGTACTTAATACGGGAGGCGCATTAACCGGGTGGACGCAAAGCGGGTCTGGCACGATCAACCGCACGGCAAACGGGACGATCTCCGGCACCTTTTCGATAACGATCACTGGCAAGTCTGGGATTACTGTCGGGACGGCGACGATCGTGGGGCTGCCGAATAATCCCTACTGCAATTCAGGGAACATGGCGCCCTCCCCACTGGCTACGGCGTCGGGGGGCCTGGCTTCGCTAACCGCCACGCCAGTCGTGCAGATGAACACCGGGAGTCCGGGAACAATGACGCTATTGCAACCGACCAGCAGCGGTTGGGCGAACCTGACCGACGCTAACATTACGAGCTCGGCGACGCTCGCCGGGTCGTTTACCTGCCTCGCGCCGAAATGACGGTCGCCATGACCCGCGCCGCCCGCACCGCCTCCGCCGCTCTGCTTCTGTTGCTCGCCGCGGCGTTCCCGGCCCGCGCCCAACTCGCGTGCGCCACGATGTCCTCTTCCGTCGCCGGCTGCGCGAAGGTGGACGGCACCACAATCGTCTCGGCGGGCGGGGTGCTGTCGGTAGAACACGCTTCGCTCGACCTACCGATGATTCCAACCGAGGCAGCGTTGGCGGCCACAAGCACACTGACGTATTCATCCGTTATTCGCCTTGATTACTCTGTTGGCCTAGGCTCTCCTCCAATCGTTTATTCGGCATCTCCAGCCCCCTGCTCCCTTGCAGCCGGCGCGGGCGACGGTGCGACGCAGGTTCCGAGTGTGAACGGGAAGTGTTGGCTTGGGAGCGTCCCGGAACCTGAGCCTATGGAGGCATGGGGAGCTGACCCCACTGGTGCGACCGATAGCCTGTTTGCGTTCACCAATTCGTCCTTGACACGAGGAACTCGGATCGCCGCGGGGAATTATCTCCTCTCCGGCCCGATCATTCCGGTAAATGGCGTGTACTGGGTCGCCGGGAACCCGCACGTCTCCCAGTTGATCGCCTCGACCGCCAACCTGCCGATCGTCTCTTGCCCATCGGGGGTTGCCTTCAGCGGGGTGAGCGGATTTTATATTGCGCGAAATCTCACTGCCACTGCTGGTGGAGATTTCCTCGACTGCCAAGGCACTTCGTCCGCCGTTATCGAGGATATGACATTTGACAACAACTATATCGTTGGGCAATGGCACGTAGCGGTACTGGGAAACACTGACACCAGTTATTTTAGAAACAACTTCAGTGTTAATTCTGGGGATATTTCGGTACTTTTTCAACCGGCGTCTGGATCAACATATAACGCGCTGCAATGGGACTTGACCGGCACAAAAGTCGGCGAAGGCGTGGGGGCGAGCATTGTTATCGATGCGAGCACAAGCAGCTTGTCTGGTGCCCTCACTTTCGGTCCCTGGATAGATATCGCGACGTTTGCCAGTTGCGGTGGTGGTGTTCGTATTCTTGGAAATTCCACGACCTCGATAGCGCCGCCGCAGTTGTTAAACGCTTTCCTCGGCGGCGATGGAGCCGACGAGTATTACGACGACAGCTATTCCAACGGAAGCGCGGGCTCGTTGTTCGTCAACGGTCAGATTGAGCTGGCCGGCACCGGACCTTGTGGTCCTAACTTGGCAACGCCCGCCACGCATACGGGTAGAGGTCTTAATCTGACCGCGAACAACGGTGTCGTCAGCGTCGGAAGTCTTCTCATCAACGCAACCTCGTATGAAGCAATCCTGACTGCGGCATCCAAAACGTTCCTGAACAGCATCGTGGCGACGAATTCTGGGCAGAAGTCGGGATATGCGACTCCGGTTGCGGTCCTCGTCACCGGCGGTCAGGTCTTCGGGAACGGCGGGCGCTACGGGAACGAGGGCGGCAACACGACCCAAACCTTCGGTTTCGACAATGTCGGAGGAACCCTTCACCTGAGCGGACCAGACCTGTCCGTGAATCAGAGAGGTCCTGTCTCAGGCACCTACGACGGATGCTTTATCGGCGACAGCGGTCCGGTTGGGCTGTGCGGCGCTGTCGGGCAGATACCCGGCACCGCCACGAACGACAACGCCTCGGCGGGTCATGTTGGGGAATACATCGCATCGTCGAGCAACGGGGCGAGCGCGACCGTAACCATCACGAATGCGTCGCCCAGCGTCATCACCTGGACTACCAACGAATTCAGCACGACGGAGCCCACGCCGGTAAATTTTACGACCACGGGCGCGCTCCCGACCGGCCTGACCGTCGGGACGACTTATTACACGGTTCCAGCCTCGGTCACGACCAACACGTTCAAGGTCGCGACGACGATCGCTAATGCCTTTGCCAATACTCCGGTGAACACAAGCAGCGCCGGAAGCGGGACGCAGACCGCTGTGAATGCAGCCGTCCTCACGACCGGCACCCCTATTTCGATAGCCGGCATCTCCCTTACGCCGGGCGATTGGGATGTAACGTTGATGCCCTATCTAGCCGGCGGCGGATCGACCGCCATTTCTTATGCAGAGACCGGGATAGGCACGACAGTGAATGCGGTGAACTCGACATCCGGGGCGCGCAATTTCTGGGCTGACAACACGACGGCTTTTGCCGCCTCCGGGGTTTTCAGCCCCGGGAGCGTCGGGCCATATCGAGTACCCCTCGGCACGACGACGACGGTATATTTCGGCGCTCAGGCGGGATTCAGCGTATCGAACGCCTCGGCCTACGGGCTCTTGTCAGCCCGGAGAATTCGATGAACAGGAGTCGATGATGCATAAGGGTATTGCCGCAATCGTTCTTTTGCTCGGAGTTGCCCCGGTTGTGGCGAGGGCGGATGCGTACAAGGCGGCTCTCACTGGCACCGCCGAGGTGCCGCCGGTGACGAGCGCCGCGACCGGCTCGGCGACGATCACGACCGATCCGTCGGTGAGGATGTTCACGGGGAGATTGGTCCTTATGATGACCAAGATCACATGGTCGGTAAGCTATTCTGGCCTCACCCCCGCCGAGGCTCATATCCACTGCGGCGCGTTACCTGGGGTGAATGCCGGTATCGCCCTATCTCTTCCAGGGGCCGACTCCAACCCGATTGTCGGCTCGGGCATGATGGTTCCGACCCAGAGCGCCGACCTCGCTGCCGGAAAATGCTACATCAACATCGTCACCGCGGATCATACGGCCGGGGAAATACGCGGACAGATCGAGCCTGATTGATTCCGATAGCGCGGGGAACGTCGATGCACCGATTTCTTTCGACACTTGTCGTCTTGTTGCTGGTCTCGTTCTTCACGGCCGGTAACTCGGCGCGCGCCCAGGTCACTACGCTGACACCACCAGCGATCAGCGGTTACGGGGGAACCCAGATTCCGCAGCCGACACAGATTATCGGTTACGACTCTTCCACCGGGCTACCTTGCATCGCAGGTTATACGCCGACGTGCCAGCAGTCCGTCACGCAGCAAGGGACGGATCGGGCGGTGTCGATCCCGGCGGTCTCGACCTCGGCCTATGCGTCGGGAAATGATATCGGCGGATTGAATGTGCTGTCGTTCCAGGGATCGGGTCCGGTCGCTCTGGTCGAGGATGTGTCGGTGAAGTCGCTGTCGGGGCAGACCCCGACGCTGACCGTCTATCTCTTCGACAGCCAACCGCAGCACTCGACCTTTACCGACCGCAGCACGTTTTCGCTCGATACGACGACGCCAGGGTCGGACGGCATCATCGACATCGACCGGCTCGTCATTCCGCCGTTTGCGCTGACACTCGCGGCCGGTACGGGCAGCGCGGTCAGCTTTGCGGACAATGCAAACCTCGCGCGCCTCCCGAAGTCGGGCGCAAGCGCGCTTTATTATGCGCTGGTCTCCGGCAGCACCTTTACGCCCGGCTCGACGACCGATCTTCATGTCGGCGTCCAGGTCGTGCAGCAGCATCAGTGAGCGGGCGATGATGTCTCTTCGACGCACCATCCTCGCGCTTGCGCTGGGCGCCGCGCTGATCGGGTCGGCGCGCGCCGACCTGTTGCGCACCATCATCCTCAGCGGTGGCGGCATCCCCGGCTGGCTGCCGACGATCGGCAGCCAGCTGCCCACCAAATACGAGGATTACACGACGGGCCGCTATTGGTATCGCGGCCAGCAATATGGCTCTTACGCCGCCTTTGCGACGGCAGTCGGCGCCAGTTTCTCGCGCGCGTCGGCGGCGACCTACACGAATGCCGCGGGCGTCTATGCGAGCGCCGGCAGCAACGTCCTCCGGTTCGACAACCCGGCCGGCGTCGCGCAGGGGCTCCTGCTCGAAGGGGCCGGAACCAATCTCGTGACCAATGCCGCCCTCAACGGCGCGCCGTGGACCAACCTCAATGCGACGGTATCGGCCGGTCAGCCGTCGCCCGACGGGCTTTCCGGTGCCTTCCTCAATGTGCCGAGGACGGCCAGTGCCCGGCACAACTGGGCACAGACCGGGGTCACGGCGACGGCGGCCGTCTACACGGCCTCGGTCCTGATGAAGCCGGCCGGATACAATTTCGGCTATCTCGGCATCTGGTCGCCGGTCGGCACGATGGCGTATTCGATCATCGTCAACCTGACGACCGGCGCGATCACCCAGACCAACAGCCTCGGATCGCCGACCGGGACCGCCGCGAGCGCAACCCTCGTCGGCAACGGCTGGGTGCGGCTTCAGGTGTCGATGACGGCGTCGGCCGGCGCGAGCGCGACGGGGATGTCGTTCGGCCCCTCCAACAGCGGGACGCCGGGGTCGCTCAACACCAATGCCAACGAGCCGCAATTTGCCGGCGACGGCAGTTCGGGCGTCGCGGCGTTCTGGCCGCAGCTCGAACTCGGCCCATTTGCGACGAGCCCCGTTCCGACGAGCGGCAGCGCCGTCACCCGCGCCGCCGATGCGCTGTCGAACCCGTGGGCGCTGCCGGCCGCCTTTACCAAAGTCGTCAAAATCGTCACGCCGCCGGGGTTCGCCGCGATCAACATGGTGGCCTGGGCATTCGATGACGGGACGACGAGCAACCGCTTTCTGCTGCTCTGCAACCCGGCGACCGGGCATCTGAACCTGATCGTTACATCCGGCGGGGTGGCACAGGCCACCCTCGATCTAGGGGCTGTTTCGGCGGGCACGGTCTACACCGTCGCTTTCGCGGCGCAACTGAACTCGTTTCGCGCGAGCGTTAACGGCGGCGCCATCGTCAGCGACACATCGGGGGCGATGCCGGTCGGGGTTGCGACGGAACACTACGGCGTGGCGAGCAACGACTGGTTCGGCCATTTCGAGAAGTCGATCTTCTATCCGACGTTTGCTGGCGACGCGGCGCTGATGAGCCTGGCGGCGAACCAATGATCGATCATCTCATCTCGGTTCCGAGCGAAGCGGCAGCGCAAGCCGATCCGGTCGTCGGCAAATACTGGACGCCGCCCGATGCGCAGGGCGATCCGGGAGGGTGGGATACGTCGCGCACGATCCCCGGCGTCTCG